TTTTTCATAATGTAAAGATATTAAATTAAAGTGTATTTACCGAACGATTGAGATTTCATAAATATCTTGTTAGCCAGTGCCAAGGAACAAACTGCATCATCGTGAAGTCCATTAGGTGCAGAATATCTTACACCGGTGTTTGTGTACTTGTATTCAAAGATGCTTAACTCCTCAACTATAATACCATCGGGGTATTTGATAGCACCTTGCTGAATAGAAGTTACCAGGCCCTCCATAAGTTGTTGCTTGCTCGTGCTTGTAAACTTAAAACCTTCAACCAAATGGTCATCACGTTGCAACTCCTCAACTATCGGGTCACCTACACCAGTTGCATCAATCAGTTTAGGCACCTTATCTAATTGACGTATTTTTTCTTTCGTAGTAGTCCAATCAGACTGAAACCTATCCAAGTGACAAACGTAGCCATTGTTGTCAAACCCAAGTATAACAGTATAATCATAAGATTTAGCAAGGTCAATGCCGTAGCAAATAGGGTTATTGTTGGATAAAGGCGAAATGTTTTGGCGTATAAAGTCAATACCAAACGGATTAGCTGCATTCTCCATCGGATTAACAAGATACTCTTGCTGAAACGCTGCTTTAGGTAATTCAATTTTTGCTTGGTCAATTTCATTTTTGTCTATATAAGGGTTTTCGTAAGTTGTGTATTTAAAAGATTTCCATTCTCCCTCATCACGCAAATAAAGACCGTAGAAGAAGTCTTTACCTCTTGGGGTAGAGATAAACGTAGCCGAGCCTTTGAAGTCCGTTAAGGTCGGTCTAATGGCGTTGTTCCAAGCATCTTGCAAGTGTGGTATGTAGGCTGCTTCATCAATGATAACATTGTGAAATTTCAAACCACGAAAATCATCCAAGCGTTCACCGGTAAAAAAACGTATTTCGCCACCAGTCACAAACTTGAATATCAAGTCGGACTTGTTTGCTAATGCTATTTGTGTTGGTACTAATTTGGCAATATCGTCAAAGAATACTTTTGCCAGCTTGTATGTTGGGGTGACATAAGCAGTAACCCGACCGGCTAATGCTTCTTGTATAGATATGTTTTTACTGATAAGTGACTTACCCCATCTCCGACCGCACATAAGAACCTTAAACCTCGCATCGCTTTCTAATACTGCACGTTGCCCATCGTGTGGTTTATTCAGTTCTATTGTTACTTCCATCGCTATATACTACCTTTATCTCCATACCACCAGAAGCGTTTAGGTCTACTTGTTCTTTAGGTTTGCCATATACTCGTGTAAGTAATGTTTCAATAGAGTAAAGACTGCCTTTCTCGATTGACTTTCTGATTGCACTTGCGATAGTTTTTTCAAGTACCGTTGCTTTCGGATTTGTGTAAACCTCTTTGAGTTCATCTATTGTCATTGACATCAATACTTGTATGGCGTCGTTTACTTCTCCCAGCTTGTACCCTTGGGAACGTAACTCTGATACATACTTTCTTGGTCTACCATTTGGGTTAGCGACTTCGCCTTTCTTGAATGGTTTTAAATTTTCGTTATTAGCCATTTCCTCACTATTATCTCACTATTAATTATCTTCCTTGACCTCTATATTTCTTTGCGTCATCACGCTTGTTCTTGTGCTTCTTGGCCTTACCTACTTTGCGTTTACCAAACGATAATTGTTTGTTCGATGTAGTTGCTTTCTTTGCCATTATAGTTTACCTCTTTTTCTTAATTCAATATAAAACTCGTGTGTATTGTATAGGTATTGTTTGTGCTGCTTCTTGTCCCCAAATTCCATATGATGTTCTCTGCATAAAGCCATAAGGTTATCAATCGTATCCGGTTGCTTTGTGCCACCCATTCCTCGTGCTTCGATATGATGTATATCTACTGCACCAGTACCACATATCTCACAAGGTATGAAGTCACTTTCGTCAAAGCCAAAGAATTTTAAATATAGTTTAGTATGTTTTTTCACTATTCTAAACCCTTGAATGCTTTTAATGGATAAAATACTAAAGAGTTTCTATAACCACCTTCTTTTGTTGGAACAATAGGTGTTACCCCATGAACATTACGCCACGCTGGATAAACAAGCATAGAATTATTACAACTATCAACAGTTGCTCCATAATCCGGAACAGTTGTATTTCCTCCGGTTGCGTTTTGTTTTTTTGCAATAATTACATTTACACAACCTTCAATATTTCCAGTATCTCTATGAAAACCAGCTGGTATATTAAAGTTAGAAATTGAGCTTGTAAACAAATTTCCGAACCTATATTTTTGTGGTGCATTCTCTTGTATCAATCTTAACTGCCTTTCGTAAATATGTGGAGTTAATTCTTTTAATAAATTTTCACTCTCAACACATAACATAAGCATTGCCCTTATAAATGTTTGGGCAGAAGAAACTTGATGTACACTACTTATACTTGCGTATGGTCTTCTCATATGAGGTCTTGGTGGTACACCACCTAATATACAAGACATTTGCTCTACAAGATTTTCAGTTCCTCTCTTGCCATTTTCTTTATATCCCTTCATAACATTAGCAGAACGAACCATTACGCTTTTCGGAACTCGTTTACTTATAAATTCATTATTTGCAATATCTGCAAGTTGAGAAAGTTTAGGATTATACTTTGATATATCTTTAATATAAAAACCAATTATTTCTCCATCATCTTCAAAAAAACAATCTTCGGTTATATTTGGTTCTATGTGTCCGCATATATCTCCAATTTTTACATTATGTTCTAATTTATTTAAAGAAATTATTTTCATTTTATTATTTTTTTATAGTGTGCTGCAAATGCTTTTATATCCGTCTTCATATCTTTGCGGCCATTCTTATCCTTCATTGTTATAAAAGGATACCACTCTTTACACATTTTTAAGGCACTTTCCTCATCTCGCTTTGCCTTATATTCATCTTGTAATCCACCAGTGTTGCTTCCTACATCCGGACAACTAAACCAATAATGATTGAACCTCAATATGCCATTACCGTATTTAATTGTTTGTAAAGCAAAATCCCTATCTTCCTTCATATTAAATTCGGGTCGGTAGTTCCAAGTTATCTTCGGTACGTTTATAAGAATACAAACCTCGGCAAACTTTTTGTTTATAGAATACTTTGTCTTTTCGTGCCAAGCATGTTGAGTATAGTTAATACCAATAACTTCAAATGGTAACTGCTTTGCCTTGTCTAAAATATCAAACCAAATAGACGCATCCTTCTTAATAGTTTTTCCGTTATAAATTCCAAACGAAGTAACATCGTCATCGCAGATGATAACCCATTCGTGATTATTGCTTCTTGCAAAGTCAAGCATAAAATTACGAACATATCCAATACCACCATTGTCTTTATTTATACTAATCTTGTTTGGTACTTCATACTTATCTAAATCTTGTGGCTCTATAAAATGTAAAACTTGTATACCAGCTTCTTCAAATAGTTTATACGTTTTTGTTTTTGGTCTTCCTTTGGTTGGAATGTAAACTATCATATTTTATCTTTTTCTGCTTTCAACTTCTCCATAATAAAACCACCAATATAAAGTTTCTTATCTCTCCAAAACTTTACCAGCTCTTGTGCTTCTTCATAGTGCTCGGCTTCAAACTCAATTTGTATTGCTTTCTTTACACCACTTGCCAAGTCTTCAAGAAGTTGATCCATACCTTCATCACCATCAAGTATCGAATAATCCAAATCCCCGAGTGAGTCAAATTTAGGAATATCAATTCCCCATTCTTTTAACTCGGTATCATCATATTCATTAGCTAACATATCCCAATCCCATTCTCCATAACCAACATTATCCTTAATAATAAATTCCTTTTGTTGTTGCTCACTTAAATTAGATGCCTTAATGATGTGTATTTCTTTCAAACCGGCTTCTTTACACGCCTTTAAACGCATATTACCACCGAGAACCATCATATCATCATTCACGACAATAGGTCTTATCTCTAACATTTCCGGAAATTCATTTATTGACTTAACAAGTTTTCTGAATTTATCATCTCTGATAACTCTTGGGTTGTTTGGGTTTGCGATTATTTCGCTAATTTTTACTTTTTTAATCATAAACTATCTATTAAACCTTCTATTCTATTTAGTATCTTAATCTTAATTCCTATTCCATTACCAATCGTATCAATATCTTCCAGCTCTCGTAGTATTTCTATGAGTGCTTGAATTTCTTGCAATGCGCTAACATTCATTGGTAGCATTATTCACCATCTATTTGTTTAAGTTTACGTTCAGCCCAAGCAATACCCTCATCTCCTCCCCAAGCATCCCACATTAACTTTCCACAACCTTCTCCGTATGGTGTGTCTTTGCTTTGTTGGTGCCTCTTAAAAGCACTCATTCGGGCAATAGTGTCACGACTAATTGGCTCACGATTTGCCAGTTGATTGGCACGAACCTTTCCTACTTGAGTTCCACAACTTCCCCATCCGTTCTCTTCGGCATACTTAATTGCTCTTTTAGCATTTTCGGTTGCTGCTTTTGGATAGTCATCATAGTTTTGTTCTGCATAAATACCTTTCGATAGCAATGCCTTCCAAACACTTTCGGCTTTCTCCTTTGTATCATAAATACAATCCGAGTTACCTACCCTATACTTACCATTCGAACACTTATATACTGGCATTACTTTTTAGCTTTTACGCTTACTTCTTTTTTAGGTGCTACCAA